CCGTCTTCGCCCTGATCCCCCCCCCCCCCACCATCGCCGCCAATACCGCTACCATCAGCTTCCCCATCGCCACCACGCCTTGGGGAACCCTCGGCTATTTCGAGGTCTGGTCAGCCGTCACCGCAGGAAACCGGCTCTACTGGGGGCCGCTCGTCAACCCGGCGGACGGTATCACCCCGATCACCCGCGACATCCTGACCGGCGACGTCGTGCGCCTCGCGGCAGGCACCATCCACATCCAGGCAACATGATATGGCCGGGATCGGACCTCGCCCCTATGGCGTAGGAACATTCGGCGCCGGGGCCTACTCGGACTGGCCTGACGCGCGCGTCTACGACGTCGGGGGCGCGAGCGGCATCACCTTCGACGCCAGCCTGCAAGGCCTGGTCATCAACTGGGTGCCCGCCGCCGTCGCCGGGATCGTCTTCAGCGCCACCGCCGAACTGGAACTGACATGGCCGACCTGGGCGCCGTGTGAGGTTGGCGGCTGGCAGCAAGCAGGGCCGTGCGAGACCGGGACGTGGACGACGCCCCCGGCTTGCGGCACCGGAGCCTGGGACGAGACGCGGCTGGAGGAACTGGTATGAGCGGTTACACCACCACGCCGCGCTATCTGCTCAAGAAACCGACGCCGGGCGCGGACGACGACGCCTGGGGCGGACACCTCAACAGCAACGCCGACGTGATCGACAACATGGCGCCGCTCGACAGCCCCGTGTTCACCGGCAACCCGCAAGCACCCACGCCAACCGCAGGCGACGCCGACACCAGCATCGCCACGACCGCCTTCGTCCAGAACGCCGTGGGCGCCGTGCCCGGCGGCGCCACCATCGCCCCAACACCCCCCGCCCTGAACCCCGGCGCACTGTGGTGGGACAGCACGGGCGGGCAGTTGTACGTCCGCTACAACGACGGCAACAGCACCCAATGGACGGCGGCCAGCAGCCTGCAAGGGCAGGCGGGCGTGGCGACGACATCCTACGTGGACAATGCGGTATCGGGAGCGCAACGAAACGTCGGGCGCAACCTCATTCATAACGGTTTGTTTACGGTAGCCCAGAGGGGGGCGGGGCCGTTCAATACCAACGGCTACACCCTGGACCGCTGGAACCTGATAGCCACGCTGGACACCTGTTCTTTCCAGCGTGATGCGCTCGCGCCGGGCGGCATGCCGCTCGATGAGCACGCCGCGTATCAGTTCAACTGCTACGCCGCCGGGAACGCAGCCGCCGGATCGAGCACGGTCCTCATCCAGTCTATCGAGGATGTGCGCCGATTGAGCGGAAAGACCGTCATCGTCAGCTTCTATGCTGCGGCAGGTGTCGCGGGCGCGAAGTTCGGCGTCTCAATCGACCAGCACTTCGGTTCTGGCGGCTCGCCGTCCGCGCAGGTTAACGGGGTTGGGCAATCGGTCACGCTTACCGGGGGCTGGGTGCGCTACAGCATGACCTTCATTGTTCCAAGCATTGTGGGCAAAACACTAGGCACGAACAACGATCACCGGTCGGTGCTGTTTTTCTGGTTCTCAGCGGGATCGACAGCCGCTTCACGTTCGGGCGGCGTCCCGGTTCAGACCGGCTCGACCTATCTCTGGGGCGTCCAACTCGAAATCGCCGCCCCCGGCCAGACTGCCCCCTCGCCGCTGGAGAAAATGGACGCCCAGCAAACCCTTGCGGTTTGCCAGCGGTTTTATCAGACTGGGCTGGCCTATTGTCTCGGGTATGTATCCGGGGCCGGGGGCTTTTTCGGCACCACGATCAGTCTTCCCGTAACCATGCGCGGCACAGCGGCGCCAGCGATTGCCTTTACTGGCACGACCTATTCAAACGCATCCGGCATCGCCACCAGTTCCGTCGGGGTGTCGCAGTTTGGCGTTTACGCAACAGGAACAGCCATTGGCGGCGTCAACTTTACCAGCGGCTTCACCGCCAGCGCGGACCTCTGATCATGCCCCCGCTCGACTTCCCCAACGCCCCGTCCCTCAACCAGCTATTCGCTGGCCCCAACAACGTGCAGTGGCAATGGGACGGCAGCAAGTGGCTGGGCACCCCCAACACCCTTGGCCCCATCATCGTCGCCGCCAGCCCACCCACCTTCGTATCCGGCCAGCTGTGGTGGGACTCCACCGGCGGGAACCTTTACCTCGCCTATGACGATGGCAACACCCAGCAATGGGTGCCGGCGACTAACGTCGCCGGCCTCGCCAACGCGGCCACGACGATGGACGTGGACAAGGCGCTGGGCAATGTCGGCAGGAACCTCATCCACAACAGCATGTTCAACATCGCGCAACGTGGGGCGGGAAGTTGGACAACCGCTGGCTACGGGCTGGATCGCTGGCAGGGCGCGGTATCGGGCGATACGTTTAGCTGGGGACAGAACACACATACCGACACCACTCGCGCGCAGATCGGTGACGAAGCTGCGACGTATTACATGGCGTGCTCCTTCACCGGAACCGCTGGCGCGGGCGCGTTTACCGTCATCTTTCAGGGGATTGAAGACGTGCGCCGTCTGGCAGGCAAGACGGTGACGGTATCGTTCTGGGCAAACGCCTCGGTGGGGACGTTGAAGCTGGGCGTCAGTTGCGATCAGAACTTTGGAACGGGTGGATCGCCATCTGCCGGGGTTTCAAACAACGGGCAGTCGGTCACGTTATTCGGAGCCGGAACGTGGACGCGCTACTCAATGACGTTCACGCTCCCGAGTGTTTCCGGCAAGACGCTGGGCACCACGGGCAGCAACACCACCCTGCTTTTTTGGTATTCGAGCGGATCAACCAACAGTGCGCGATCCGGCGGCGTTCCTGTCCAATCCGGCGCCATCAACCTCTGGGGCGTGCAGCTGGAGATCGTGCAGCCGGGCCAGACCGTGCCCACGAAACTGGAAAAGCGCGATCCCGTTTTGGAATTGCAGCAGTGCCAACGGTTCTTTCAGACCGGTGCCGTCAGCATGTATGCCTACAACACCGCAGGCGCTTACGTGACGCAGATGCTTCCTTTGCCGGTCACGCTGCGGTCTAACACCCCCGTGGTCACGCCGACATTGACACCATCAAATCTGACTGGCGTGACAATGGACGCGCAAGGGCCGGGTGCCGTGCGCGTGGTGGCGACGGCAACCGCAACCGGCGCCTGCAATGCCATCGGTTCCTTCACCGCCAGCGCGGACCTATAACCATGGCCCTAGATTTTCCCCCAGGCACCCCCGGCGCGACCTACACCGGCCCCAATGGCACCACATGGTCCTGGGACGGCGCCAAGTGGCTCGCGGGCACCACCGCCAATGCCTATGCCCCCATCGCCTCCCCGGCCTTCAGCGGCAATCCTACGGCCCCCACGCCCCCAGTAGGCGATGCCGACACGTCCCTGGCCACGACCCAGTTCGTGTCCGACGCCGTGGCGACCTCGCTGCATGACGTGGGCCGTAACTACATCCACAACAGCATGTTCAATATCGCGCAGCGCGGGGCGGGGCCGTTCACTGCATTTGGCACGACCACACTGGACCGTTGGCTGCTGTCGGGCGTTACGGATGTCGCCAACACGTCGCAGGGTGCTTTGGGGGATGGGGGGCGGGCCGAGATTGGCGACGAGGAAGCTGGCTTCTTCTGGCTGAACAACTTCACCGGCAATGCGGCGGCGGGAGCCTATCACCGGCTGGATCAGCGGATCGAGAACGTGCGGCGCCTCGCGGGCAAGACGGTGACCGTGTCGTTCTGGGCTAGATACACGGCGGGAACGCCTAAAATTGGCATCAATATCAACCAGAATTTCGGCACGGGCGGATCGCCATCGGCGGGCGGCGCTGTGCTGGCGACCGGGAATACGGTGACATTGAGCAGCACGTGGACACGGTATTCGTCTACGATTGCCATTCCATCGGTCGCTGGCAAGACGCTGGGCACCAACATCGGCACTGATTTTTCGGCGCTGTCGATATGGTTCTCATCTGGTGCTACTAACAACGCGGCGGCAGGCAATATCGGTGTGCAATCCGGCACGGTGAACCTCTACGGCGTCCAGCTTGAACTCGGC